GTACGTTCTGCGTGCAAGTACTCATCTATCACATAATAGAGTTCCGAGTCCCAGTCATATGCAATAACACAAAATGCAGTTGGATCACGATAACCAACGTCTAAGCCGGCGATTACATCCATACCATCGGTCGATAACTGAGATAAATCCGCAACGCATTTTTCATAATTGAAGTCCCAAACTTGTCCTTCAAAAGTATTAAAGTCTGCCATATACTCTTGATTGAACTCAGCTTTTGACATTGCGTGTTTAGCTTCATCAATATCTTTTTGCGATACACGAGGATTTTCGTGGTATGTAGCACGAATTGACACCCAGTTATCGTACTCATCATTGAAACCTCTTTGATAAAACTCTGAAAACCAATTATTTCTACCACGAGGTGTTGATATAAAAATACATTTACTGTTTGGTTTGTCAAGCGTTGGTCTTAGGGCAACATTGAAGGCATCCATACCTCCATCACCAAGTGCCGCCTCATCAAAAATAATAAGATCGTACGATCGACCTACTGTACTATCTACTTGATTTACAGAACCCATTCTAATTGTACTACCGTTCGTTAGTTCGATGACCTTATCTTTCGCATTATCACGTTGTACTTCAAGGTCAAATTTCTTGATGAGCTGTCGTTGTAATTCAAATGAAATTTGAGATAGCGAATAGTTTGGACTCATAATAAGTACATTAGTATTAGGTACTAATGCAGTAAGTTGTCCAATTATATTTGCTATATACGTTTTACCCTGACGGCGAGAAAGAGCTGCTACAACGAAACGATAGTCAGGGTTGTTGACTGCATTAATTAATGCTGTTTGTGACCTAATAGGTTGTACGCCTAATAGCTCCATATAACCTAAAATAGGTAGTTTGATAAATCGTTCGTCTTTTGGGTATTCGATAATCTCGTCTGGAGATATATCGTCTCTGCTAATTTCTAGCATCTCTTCTCCGAATAGAAAGCACCCCGAAGGGTGCTAAAAGTTATTTTGTTAAAATTTTGTATAGTACCGCTGCGGCTACTAAACCAACTAGTCCTTGCGAACCTAGCTGTGCGATGATACCAGTAATTGAACCAATAACATCTCCACCTACGAATGGAACTACAGAACCAAAGATGATTTGTAGTACGATTGCTAGTGCGATTAAAGAAATACCAATTTCAGTGGCTTCTTTCATCCACCCTTTAATTTGTTCCATCATAAGAAATTTTCTCCTATTATGCTTGTCACTCACGACAAATTATAATTATACCGAAAATCTCAAAAATGTCAATATTAAATTTGAGTAGGTGGATGAACTTTATCTTTTAACTGCGTTAGCTCCAAAGTAGAAACCAATGATATTCATGATTGCTACAGGTAACCATTCAGGTGTTACAAATCCATCAAGTTTTAAATATTCTGTAGTAGTTGATGTAGTATCAAAGAATAGAAATTTAAATCCTTCTTGTACTTCAATTGGAACATTAGTATGTAAATCCATCAATGGTGCAACGAATACAATACCTAATCCTCCAAGCATAGAAGTTACAACAATAAATCTTCTGACCCATGCAGCATTTGGATTCTGCATTTGTCTTGCTTGCTGTACAACTCTAGCATTTTGTTCTCTACGCTCTAGAAGTTGTTTCTGTTGCTCTGCTCTATCAGCCTGAGACTGTGACCAGAGTTTCATAACCCCTCCTAAGACTGTCGAACCTAGCATACTAACAGCTTCTAATGGTAGTCCAAACATATATGTCTCCTATTTCTTACCCTTCTTCATGGGTTTTTTCTTTTTCTTTGGAGGTCTTCCCACTTTACTTCCATAAGTTCCTTTTCCGTATGGCATTACTTCTTTCCCTTATAGCCTGAGGCATAGATAGCTCGCGCCTGCTTCTCTGCCTCTTTTTTAGTTTTGTAAATCTTTCCAGACTTACCCCAGCGGTAACCTCCTTTAACTTTTCTTACGGGCATTTTTCTTCTTCTTTTTGACCGTTTTTTTGGCTTGCTTAAAAGCAGCCGCTGTTGGCGCACCCTTGCTTCCTGGCTTTCTCATTGTCTC